CATCAGCACCTGCATCGAATCTAGTACTATTACCAGTAAATCCTGATAATTTTTGCTTGTTGAAAGGACCAACCATAATCATAGTTGGATTTCCACCAGCATTCCATACTGATTTAATTACAGATTTCAAGAGAGACTCTGTGAAAACTCTTTGAGTTCCATCAGTTGCTGCAGTATTACCTGCTGCTCCAGATGTACCAGAAGTTCCCATTACGTCATTAGTAGCAACCCATGCTCTTAATGAACCCATTTCTCTTGCTGCTGTTGCTGAACCTGTTACTTCAGCATTGTTTGTTGTTAACATTGCTTCCAAGTCTCTTTTAAGCTCTTTAGCTCTTTTAGCGATTTGGTAAGCTATCTCAGATGCTCTGCCAGCTTTGTCAACTGCTTCCTGCGTACCTGTGATTACGATAGTCTTGTCCATAATTTGACAAGAGTTAGATAATCTAGTAGTCGCAGTAATAGCGTCCATAGTAGCTTCGTCACCTTCGATTACTGCATTGGATGTAGAGGCTGCTGCCAAACTGTCAGTTTGCCATTCGTGTAAAACTGCAGTTGCTTTTGTTTTAGCAGCTGAGCTTAAGAATGGAGTGTCAGTTGGCGAGATGTTATAAATAACATCAGACAGATCTTCTCTTTCACCAATGGAATCATACGTATCAAACGTATTTGTTGGTTGTGCCATTGTGTTTATTTCCTTTGTTGAGATTTAAGATTGATCATGTCCATTATAGCACTTTGAGCATCTTTAAGATGTCCAGTTTTCTTTAATGTACCGATCTTGTTTCTTATGGCTTCTCTACCTGAACTAACATTTGATCTTGCGACTCCAGCTTTTACAACTTTAGGTGCGTTAGCTACCTTCTTTTGTGCTATAGGTTTTTTATCTACTTGAGATTTATAACTCATAGCGTCTTTAATCACCATTAAAAAACGATGATCAGCTAGGTTTCCTATTTCTCCATCATTAAATCCGTAACCACGTAACGTTGTACGCATATTAGTTTTAAAATGATCAGATTTATTAGGATCGCTAAACTCTGGTATTTTCGCTGCTGCTAATTGTTTTTCTGCATCAAGGTATTCGTTATACTGTTTTGTATACGCTTCATTAGCTTTAGATTTCATTCCATCTATCTGCCTTTGTTGTTCTCTTAGCTGGTAATCCAGTCGTGCTGCAGATGTGGGATCTTCATCATAAAGTTTTTGAAGATCTTTGCTACCTTGTTGCTGCCTGATGTACCCATCAGCAGTTGAGATCATATCGTTAAGTTCTGATAAACGATTGTCATAAGTTTGACGCAAACTCTGTTTTTGACCTTCAAGATCTTTTCTTTCCAATCCTAAACTGTGAGTTTTTTGTCTATAATCCGAGTCTCTAGAATATCCTGCCTTCAGCTCATCAATGGTAACCTCTAACTCTTGACCTTGTACTTTAACTCGGTGGAGTTCGGGTTCATCAGTTGCTGTTTGCGTTTCTTCTTTGATTTCGGTATTTTCAGTAACAACTTCTTTAGGAGTTCCTTCAGACTTTGGTTGACTCTCTGGTGAAGTTTCCTGTTCGATCTTTTCAGGTTGTTCTGATGGTTCTGCTTTTTTTTCTGGGTCTGATTGTCCTTTATTAGGATTCAGTAAACCAGATATTTTTTTAGCAGCACCTTGTACTGTTTGTTCTTGTGCCATTGTAACGTTCCTTTCGTTGGGGTTGACGTATGATAAGATCCTAGTTTAGAATGATTCTAAATAGGTTATCTTTTATTTAATAACTCAAGATCTTTTTGAGCTATTTTTCCGCCTTCCATGACAGTTTGTAAATGACCTTTGATTTTATCTAGCATATTATATGCCATCCAAAGGGATTTACGTTGGTCATCGTCAGCAAAATTCGTATTAAAAATTTGATCTTTATAAGTTTCTAATAAATCTTCAAATGCTTGTTTTAGGAGGGGATCGTCTAACAGAGCCTGGGCTCTCTTTCCCCTTCGCAGTTGCGTCTCTAGCTTGTCCATCATTAAAGAATTGTTGTTGTCCTTTCACTATTTCTTTCATCAAATCACCTGATTTGTTGAGATCAGCTTGTTCTAACATACTTCTACGCTTAAGTTCAAGCTCATCTATTTTAGTTCCGTATTTAAGTTCCAATTCTTTTATTTGAATTTCAAAGTCTAGTAACTGTTGTCTCATTCTACCTTCAACTTCTTTGAGTCTAGTATTGGCTTGTAATGTAGCACGTTGGTTTTCACCTTGTACTTGAGCCATTGTAACTTTCTCAAATTCAGTTGGTGGTTTAGGAGGTAATTGAGGCATTTGAGCTGCACCGACTTCTGGATCCATAAAGTATGGTTCTATTCCATTTAGTCCTGCATTCTCTATTAATTTCTTTAAGCTATTATAAACGTTTCTCAAATTAACCATTGGACCATGAACGTTTTGTTGTAAGTTAATAGCTTGCATTTGTCTTTCTAAAATAGCATTTAACAGAATTAATTGCTGTTCTTTTGAACCTGTACCTAGTCCAACTTGAACAGTAATATTAACTCTGTCTTTCCATTCGTAAGGTCTCATAGGTATATACTTACCTCTAATCCTTACAATCTTTTCTTTGTTTTGATATTTGCAAGTAAGTTCAAACATTTTTAAGGCTAGATCTTTAACACCTGTTTCAGCAAAGATTCTGGCGATTAACTCCATTCTCATTTGCGATTGTGTCAGAATTTGGTTTTGACCAGTTGCTGTTTTGTTTAATGTGTTAGCATCTAGCCCTTGTGATTGTCTAGTAATTCCTGTTCTAGTTTCTTTTACAGAATCTAGATAGGCTAGCATACCACTTGCTTGTTCGGTTATTGGTTGTGCTGGAATAGGCATCATCACATTTTGTGGTGGTTGCTTTGTTCTAACTATTCCGCCAGGTCTATTAGTAAGTAAGTCATCCATAGCAACTTGTCCATCTTGAACAGCTACTCTGTTGTTATTTGTTAGATACATATTATCTAACATTTGTCTCATTACTGTAGACTTAATTAATTGTATATCTTCTACTAATTCAGATATAGATCTTCCATGAAATCTGTGTGGCATAATAACTGGAGTCATTGATACAAAAGGAAAACTATCAACTTCTGTTATATCAAGTATTTGACCAGCTGCTGTACCTGCTGCAGTTATTTTAACTAACTCAGCTTTACCATCTTCATTAATATCCATTTTGATGTAGCATTCATAAATCAAAATATCATTTGTACTTTTATCACCATCATGAGATCCATGTGAGAAATCTACATTTTGGTGTCGTACAAATTTATCTTCTGTAAAAAAATCAGTATCGCCTGAAGGCAATCCATCTACTACGTCTGCATCATAACCCATTTCAATGAGTTCTGATCTAGTTTTATTTGTTCTATGACAAACAAAGTTAGCTGAATTTATATCTTTGCTTCTACGAGCAATTAGAAATTCTTCTGGAGGAACTGGCTCAATTCTGACCTGTCCATACAATTTTGTTCTATGAATAACTACATCATGAAGAGTTACTTTGTCTAACTCTTTTCCTTGTTCATCTGTAATTGGTTCTTCGTATTCTGAATGATTTGAAACTTTAACTTCTGGATGTGTAACTAAATCATTAAATTCATCATCCGTTAATCGTGTATATTCTTCACGTTCAGTTTTTTGTGCATCATCCCAGTAAACTTTCAATATTCCATTCTTCTGAATTAAAGCATCTTTAAATGCTGAGTATAATGCTAGGAATCCATCATTCTCTTTATAAAAAATATGATTAAGGTAATCAGAACATTGACGTGCCATTTCATCGTCTTCTGGTCCAACACCTTCACAACTAAATACATTATCACCTGCAGTAAAAATTCTCATCAATGATGGCATAAGGCTTTCTACTGTATCTAATACATCATTGGATATTACTTGAGAACGACCTTCTTGTTCGTTTCCTAGTGGCATACCTAAATAGTACTCGAGAGATTTTTTTCTCCGAGCAACTAATTCGCCACCAATAAATCCTGATGCGTTATGTATTTCTCTACTTAAAACTGCTAATATATCTTTATCTGATTTCATACTATGTATTTTGTATCTACGTTAATTGGTTTATTCCATTCTGTTGTATCAATTGGATCATGCACAGCTCCGTATCTTAATGCGTCTGCTGCGTGTGAACACCAATCATGTAAAGGTTTATTTTTAAAAACCTGATTTTTGTCATCCCATTGTTTACGATATTGTCTAATTGCATCTAACCCAACTTTACATTTTTCTCTATCAAACCAACAATTGGGTAACATATTTCTTACTGATTCAATTCCATGATCTACTTCTAATTTAGGTGCAACTTCAAAGTCAATACCTAAATCATTTGCGACTTCTAATCTAGACTTACCTGTTCCTAATTCTCTTGCTTGAATATCGTGTGGAGCTATATGTCTTTCGTAAGCGTAACCTTTATCTTCAAGAACATCAGCATAATGTGCTAATGATTCACCTGAAGTTTCATAATAATCTACTAAGTGAATTTCTTGTCCAACTCTTTGTGCAAACCATATTGCAGTTGAATCTCCTATCCCCAAATCCCACCAGGTTTCCACACCTACGTTATCATCCACAGGCACGGAGCCGATTCTTCCATCATTGTCGGCTTTCGTTATTAATCTTCCGTAATAACTTCCTGAGACCGCTGCAGTAAAAGAACATTCGAACTCTTGCTCGTATTGTTCTTCGGTCATTATAGAACGTGCCTGAGCCAGCTCCTCGTCTGGAATCAC